ACGATGGGTCAAGAAGAATGAGATTGTTCCCAAAGAAGAATCTTCTAAGGAATCATAATGTTAGACGGAACTAATCATTCAGTATTTCGTAAGTTACCCACAAAGTATTGGAGTACGGATCATGGAAGTGGAGACTACTACGACCGAGATTATCCAGAATGGAAGTATTCATGTGAGGCTGGAGAATATACTACTGACAGCCTAATCAAATTAGTCTATGCAATTTTTATGCATAGGTTTTGTCATTTATTACAAGGCGAGGGGTTTAGAGATTGAGTACAGCAGATTACATCGCAGCAGTCGTTCTGGGTATCGTATACATCGGTGTCTGGTGGCTATCCGTATCGGTGATTATAGGGAAATGGTTTTAGGAGTGTTAGTTCAGTTGGTTAGAATACTTGCCTGTCACGCAAGGGGTCGTGGGTTCGAGTCCCATACACTCCGCCACCCTACCCCCCAAAACTGGGCACAACGAGATTAACATTCATGGGTATACAGGAAGACAAGTTACGTTTTCAGAACAAACGTCTGAAGGATCAGGAAAAGAGCTTGACAGAACAACAGCAACAAATTCGGAAACAGGAGAAGGAAATTGAAGAATGGATTCGACAACAACAAGACCCTTCTCATAATCAGGAGTAATACAATATGCAAGTACTAAAATTTTTAAAATGGCTATTCAATGTGAGTCAATGGGATAACTTTACGAAACGTGTCAGCGTATACATGATCATTGGTATAGGTGGATTGTTCTTTATGGAGAACAGTGTACTCTTTATGCTGATTGCGACATTGATTGATTTAGTATGCCAGTTGATAAAAAACAAGTGGGAAGAATTTGAAAAGGAGTTTAACCTATGAACATACGTCCGAAGACTGAACAGGAAAGGATTGTAGAGATTCTCATGAAACTATCAGAGGAAGATCGAAAAGAACTCTTGGGATACATGGGTGAGGAAAAGGATTTTCTTTTTCTTATGAAAGAATATGATCCCTATTGGCCCACACAGGGTTGTGAAGCATGATACCAAAGTTTACTACTTTGAATGATTTCTTTTCGGGTTCTTTTACGCTCAGCAACGTGCAGAGTGTAAACACCAAAAACCTGATGGAGAAGAAACCTAAGTACTTACTGATAATGGATCTGGATGATAAAGATGCTGAAGCGAGGGCGGCTAGAGAAAAATGCGTTTACCTTCAGAGTGAAATTGACGTTCTACGAAAGTGGGGTTTCAGCCGCGAAATACCCTCTGAGTTGGAAAAGAAATTATCTGAGGCTAGATCCGAATGGTTAATTATAAAGGAAGAAGTAAAACAACTGGAACTGGAGGTCGAGAATTATGAAGACTGATGAACTACCCGAAGAACTGGAAGAACTGAAACTGCGATTACAATTGGAACTGGACGGAGTGTTGAACGGTGGAACAAACTACTCTTTTCAACCCAGTCTGATCGGAACCATTATAAAAGAATGGTATGCAGAATACGCAGACGATTACGAAAAGGCAATCATGAGTGTGGACTCTCATGCACCGTCCATCAATGTCAAGACTGACCCGACATTCTGGGCACTACAAAACATTTCATGAGAAGGTATCTTCGCAAGTATCTGGATCTAATTCATTTCGTATTGATCGTATACTTGTTAAGCTCTCTCTTTTTTATATTACTATATTGGTTATCAAAATTATGAAAGTATATCCATCAGAAGCGACACCCCCTAAAAACTGGGCGACATTCAAAAAGAAACCCCTGTCTTTTATTAAATCAATTATTTTGGGATTGTGGTTCATCGTTGGGTTTTCGATCATTACCATCGCGTTGCTGATTGCGATTGCTTTGGTAGGTATATCATTATTTGAATTGACTACGGTATTGTTTTATGAGTGGACACACTAGAGAGTGGGATCGATTTAACGAAAAATCTCCGATACGAAAAGAAACACTGACATCAAATATGGAAGTGTTGAACGCACATCTGATCAACGACATTGAGGATGCTGGTCAGGGTGCGTTGTCGGCTGCAAAGTGTTTTCGTACTCACTGGAAGATGCACGAACAGTATGAGTCGTTTCGATTACTGAACAATGCGGTATTGGACATGGCAAAACAGTTACCCCTTGCAAGTCGTACTGACGAGAAAGGTAATCCCGAAGAAGTACCTTTAAAGGTATTGGAGTCTTGGGGATTGGTTTATCGTAAGGGAGAATCCACCGATGCACATACTCACTGGCCCGCGTTGTGGTCTTACTGTTATTGTGTGAGTGCGTGTGAGGATTGTGTACCTATAACCTTTCCTCACATGGATACCTATTGGGGAGGACTCAATGACAATGAGGTATCGCATAAGACAGGGCAAATACTTTTATGGCCTGCATGGATTACCCATCAGGTTTATGAACATGAATGTGACCATGATCGTATTGTGGTTGCTGGAAATATCTATACGGACTTTTAATATGTTTACTGGAGATCCCATACTATATAATATGTTAGGTTTCATTGTCGGAGCCATTATTGTGATATACTATATTCATGAGTAAAAGAAAATGTACAGTCGAATCGATTGACTATGATGTTGACTTTCCTATGACGGTATCTGCAACGGTACGATGTCCGATTGAATTGAGGAAATTGAATCTCAATGCACAAACTCGTTCCTCTTTGATTGAACTTATACTCGAACATGGTGATGAACAGAATCACTCTTCTAACGTCAAAGCAGACATGACTGATTGGTTTATGCACACTAGGTATAAAGAGTTTAAAGAACTTTCAATCTTTACAGAAGCACTTTCAAAAAAAATATCCAAAGATAATATTGACGTAATGACTTTTGATTGCTGGGGTGCAGTCTATCGTAAGGGTGAGGAAACAATCAAACATACTCATTGGGGAAACCTATGGAGTTGGTGTTACTACCTAAAAGTTCCATCTGATTCACCGCCATTTCGATTTGAAGATATTGGTGAAGGTAAGACAGCCTCTTTTGATATCTATCCACAAGAAGATGACCTTTTAATGTTTCCCTCTTGGATATCACACTCTGTTCCTGTGTCACAATCTGACGAGGAACGAATCATGGTTGCTGGTAATATCCAACTTAATAATAAACCCAAATCACAAGACATAGATTACGATTCAATCATGCAGACTATGGTGGAGAAATATATCTGACCTTTCCTTATAAATATAGTATTATAAGGAGCCCGCATGGCAGAAGAACAATATTTTATGGGACTAGATGGTTTCATCTGGTTCGTTGGTGTCGTAGAGAATCGTAATGACCCTGCTGAACTTGGTCGAGTCCAAGTTCGTTGTCTAGGATATCATACCGAAGATTTAACTTCCATACCTACCGCAGACTTGCCGTGGGCCCATGTCATGCATCCTGTTACCGATCCTGCTGTACAGGGTTTGGGTAACACCCCCTCTTTTCTGGTTGAAGGTACTTGGGTAATCGGTTTCTTTCGTGACGCAAGAGAGAAACAACAGCCCGTAGTCATGGGTACATTACCTGGCTACCCACAAACAGAACCCAACACCGCAAAGGGATTTAATGATCCCACAGGAACTTACCCCAATAAGAATCGTGAATTTTCTGGACACTCACTGGACGAGAGTGATGTGAGTCGATTAGCAAGAGGAAAAGAATCCGAGAATCATGATGCACTTAAACTACGAAGGGCGATGCGACAAACGGATGTTCCAATTGCAGTCGCACCTTACAATTCACTTACAGACAACACACAAGAAGAACCCCCAGAGGATTCCAGAGGTTTCTTTAGTGAACCCCATCCGAAAGGTATAGAGTCTGATGCAAATCCCTATACGTCCTCTGCGTATCCTTACAATCATGTACATGAAAGTGAATCAGGTCATATCCATGAAATAGATGACTCGCCTGGCAGTGAGCGATTACTGCGTCAACATTCTGCTGGTACGTTTGAGGAAATTCATCCAGACGGAAGTAGAGTTGTCAAGGTTGTCTTTGATGATTATAAATTTGTAGCTGGAGAATCTAACGCATACATTGAGGGCGGTGTGAATCTGACTGTCAATGGAGATGTCAATCATCTTGTAAAGGGTAATTATAACCTAGAGGTTGAAAAAGATTTTTCAGTAAAGGTTGGTCGCAATCAAAGAGTCAAGGTTGGTGGTCTTGGTGCTGGAAACTTATATGAAGAAGTTGTCGGAAACAGATCAGTCAATATCCATAGAACACTCAAACAAGTGATTGGGGTAGACTCTGATACAATTATCGGTGGAGATGAATCAAGACAACATGGGGGCAAGTTCAAAGTGTCTGCGTTGCGAGGAGTCAATATAGACTCTGGACTTAAATCAATAATCTTGACTGCTGAAAGAGAGATTGCACTTGAAACTGGTTCATTTGGTTCAATAGATATTAAAGCAGGAACAACCGCAAGTATGGCTGGTGTTGCAGCAACTCAATTAGGTGGACTTGCGATTGCTGTAGGAGATATTACTACTACCACTATTAGTCTATCATCTAATTTATCTGTTGGTCTTACCTCGCCTACCTTTAATATCGGTGTCTCTGCAATTACTGCTGCACAAGCAGTTCTTGCTTCCGATATTAGAGCTGCAATTCCCTGTGTAATAAATCATACTGGAGTCAACAATACTGTTGGTGCAGTTAATGTGGTGGGCCCACTATCGTCATCTATTTCTGTAGCAGCACCAGCTGGTTTATTTATTTTTCACACAGGAGCACCACATTGATTATAGAGGAATATAAATTATGGCATTAAAAAACGAACCGAGAGCATTATTTGGTGAAGACATTCTCATATTAAATGGGACAGATAGTTCATCCACTGATGCTGGAGAAGCAATAGTATTTGATGATAGTGCGAATACCTCTACTTTGGTATTAGATGGAACTGATTCTATTTCTTCAAATGTTAGTGAGGATATTATTCTAGACGGAACAGACAGTTCATCTACAGACGCAGGCGATAGGATTGTATTGGAGGACGCAACAGTTGCTGCAGACTTAGATGTTGCAATTCTTGAGTTTCCTTTTGAACAATCTGCACAGGGCGGTTTCATAGTTTTAGAACAAAGTGATGCGAGTGAGGATGATCTTTCTCTTAACAAACTCAAAGGAAATACTGTTGGTGAAGGTGTTGTCATAGAAGAAGGATTGGTAAGTGGAATTGATAATAAGATTATTAATGGTAACTTTGCGGCTAATCAGAGAGCTGCATTGTTTACCGCTTCATATACAGACGGCACTCCAATAACAAATTCTGATGACACATATCTTTTTGATCGATGGAAACTTCTAAGTGATGGTAATAATATTGTAGACGTTCATTCATACGGTAGGACTATGGGTAGTAGAGACTTTGGTGGAAACTCGGGCCCAGCTTGGATGCCAACAGAAACAAGTTTTGCGATGGCGATGGACGTTGAAACTGCAAACACAAAATTTGGACAAGCACAGTTTATAGAGTCCATGAATTGCAATGATTTACGAGGACGAGTTTGCACACTGTCTTGGAAAGCAAGAGTAAGAAATTCACAAACATCTACCTCAATCAAAGCAGCTGTCATCGGTTGGTTCGGAACTTCTGATACAATAACGAGTGATATAATTTCTGCTTGGAATGACGAGGGAACCGATCCAACATTAGTCACAAATGCAGAGTATTTGAATGAACCGTTTAACATACTACTTAATGGTACAATGCAAACTTATACAATTAATGTGTCCATTCCTACTGGTATTAAAAATGTAATTGTTTTTATCTGGAATGATATGTCCAATGGTGATGTTGGAACAACTGTTGGAGATTATATTTTTTTAAGTGATGTGCAACTGGAACGAGGTGAATTTAATAATCCAAGATTTCAAAATGAAACTTATGATAAGACACTCAGAAAATGTCAAAGATACTATTGGCAATCAGGAAGGAGTGTTGCTAATTATACGGTTGTTGCTTCTGGAGTAATTAATAGTGCAACGCTCGCATGGTTTCAAATACCTTATTTGCAGACTATGAGAGCTGGTGGAACGGTATCAAAAAATGGAACTGTTTATGTATTTGATGGTGGTGTGTCAAAAGCAATTTCTGATATAGATGGAGCACTTTATGCTAATCCAGATTCACATTGGTTTAGGACAACACACGCCACTGGCACTACGCAAGGTAGGGGCGCACAAATATATACTAATACCTCTACCGCAGATTGGGTTGCGGTAGATTGTGAACTGTGAGGATATAATTATGACAACGTATGCAAATGCAAAATATCGTAAAGGAATGTTTGGAGATGACATTGTTTCTATTAGTGTAACGATTAATGGAATCCAATCAGGTGTTCCAATTGATATTAACAACAGAGACTATAGAAAAATGAAACCACTCATTGACTCTGGAGAATTAGTGGTGGCAGATGCAGATGAGTAGAGATAAATATATCATTGTCTTTCACGACATCACTCAAGCAAATCCAGATTGGGGAAGTTTATACAAAGCGTACCTACCAGCAGAGAGTTTGTTAAGTGCAGAATTATTGGCAAAGTCTGTCAAGGGAACTGTCGTTGGTATGATAGATGATGAAGGTGATGAGTGTTACTTTGAGAATGGTATGGAGACTGCGGTAAGAGAAGCTGCAGATTCTAAGTTTGTAATTAATGCTGGAGTACAATTAAGAAAGAGGAAGTATAATGGCTAATTTTGTAACTGCAAATATTGTTGCTGCAAACGAGGGATTAAATTCTGCGTTGGATGGGTTGGATGCTTTAACCAGTGGAATAATTGGTGGTATACTCTCTATACCAGCAATCCCTACCGCACTTGTTACCGCACAACACGCAATCATGGTAGCACAAATAATAAAGGCACTACCTAAACTACCAAGTTTATTAATTCAAGATGTTAATCTTCAAGCAGAACTTATAACACTTGCTACATTAAAAGTTGGATCTGTCGCATATGAAACTGCTTTTAATAAACTCGATGATAAATTTGGTTCTGCTTTAAAAGAGAAAGGTTATGAATTAGCTAGTTTAGCAACAGAAACAAGTGCAGCAATTAGTGCAACAACGGACACCGTTGCAAGAGGAAAAAGGATTGCGAATAATGTTCCTAACTATGTTGTATCCCAATTTGGACAAGGTAAGTTGGGTGTACCGACAGAGATTGCACAAAATGCTTTACTTAGTTCTGCATCTCCACACATTGAGAAAACAGTGGAGTTTGTAACTAACCCAACAACACTAGAGTTAAAAGAAAATATTAAAGGTATAAATCAGTTTCGACAAGATGTTTTTGATAATTATACCTCTGTTGTATAAATAATAAAAATAATAAGTGGGAGTTTTAAATGGCTTTGTATGATGCCCAACTAAACAATACATCTGATCGTAATGTAAGACAATACAAGGATCTGGATTTATTTTTTGGGAGAAAATCGTCTAACAATGACGTTGGTACTGTGACAGACATACAAGCGGTCAAGAGGTCAATTCGTAATCTTGTTTTATTAAATGCATTTGAAAAACCTTTTCATCCAGAAATAAGTTCTGGTATAAGGGGAATGTTATTTGAGTTAATGTCACCTGTAACTGCAGCCACACTTACAAAACAAATTGAAAATGTGATTGCAAACTATGAGCCTAGAGCTCTGGTAAGAACTATTCGTTCCATACCCAACGTAGACAATAATGCGTATGATGTGCAAATAGAATTTTATGTTATTAATGCTCCTACAGAACTTGTTGAATTAACAGTTATGTTGGAGAGATTACGATAATGGCTACAAACCCCTCAAGACTTAGAGTTACAGAATTAGATTTTGATGATATAAAAGACAACTTAAAAACTTTTCTTAGAGCACAAAACACTTTTAAAGATTATGATTTTGAGGGTTCTGGTATGAATATACTATTAGACACCCTTGCATATAACACACATTATCTTGCGTACAATGCAAATATGGTTGCGAATGAAATGTTTCTTGATAGTGCGTCCTTAAGGTCAAGTACCGTTTCACACGCAAAAATGTTGGGGTATGAAATTCGTTCACCACGAGCTCCTAAAGCAACTATCAGTGTTACATTAGACACAACCTCTGCATCAAAAACAATGTCTGCTGGAACCACATTCACAACAAGGATAGATGGAATTGATTATCAATTCGTTACGATTGCAGATACTACCGCAAGTAATATTGGACAGCACGTTGTTTTTGATGAATTAGAAATATATGAGGGAACTTATGTCACCACAAAATATACCGTCAATAGTTCGGACATTGATCAAAGATTTTTATTAATTGATCCTAGAGCAGATACAACGACTCTAACTGTTAGTGTGCAAACTTCCTCAACCAACACAAACACAGACACATACACAAAAGCAACGGACATCACTCAACTCTCTACAGAATCAAATGTTTATTATTTGCAAGAGGTAGAGAATGGAAGATTTGAAGTTTATTTCGGAGATGGTGTTGTAAGTAAAGCATTGTCTGACAACAACATTGTTATTCTACGATATGTTGTAACAAATAAAACTGCAGCAAATGGTGCTTCCAGTTTTACTGCACCATCAACTATAGATGGTGTAAGTGATATCAGTATCATAGTTAATACAATTGCGACAGGTGGTGCAGAAGCAGAATCAATATCTTCTATCAAACTAAACGCACCGTTAGATTATGCAACTCAAGGTAGAGCGGTTACTGCCAATGACTACAAAACCATAGTTGGTAATTTGTTTGCAGAGGCAAAAGCAGTTTCGGTTTTTGGTGGAGAGGATGGTAGTTTTGATACAACCACTGGACTTACATCTTCTACCCCAGAGTACGGTAAGGTTTTTATATCGGTTAGAACTAACAGTGGCCAAAATTTAACAACGAATCAAAAGACCCAACTTGAAAAAGATTTATCAACTTATAAAGTTGCATCCATAACTCCAGTAGTAATTGATCCAGTTGCTATCTATTTAATATTGAACACAACCTTTCAGTATGATTCTAATGCAACAACAAAATCAGAAGAGACATTAGAGACTAATGTCTCTACCACAATATCTAACTATAATAATTCGGATTTAAAAAATTTCAATTCTGTTTTCCGTTATTCAAAAGTAACTGGACTTATAGATGATACTGACAATTCAATATTGAGTAACATTACGACTGTGACATTAGCTCAATATTTAACACCCGATACTACTGTTGCAAAAGGATACACCTTAGATTTTAGTAATGCGTTTTTTCATCCTCACGATGGACACTCAAATATTTTATCATCAACTGGTTTTAGCATTAGTGGAGAGGTGGAGGAATATTTTTTTGAAGAAGATGGGAATGGTGTTTTAAGAATATATTTTCTTAGTGCTGGTAAACGAACAATTTACAATGGTACAGCTGGAACAGTAGATTATGAAAATGGAATTGTTACCATTGACCCACTTTTTATATCTGCGGTGTCAAACGTGGACGAGGCGTCATCAACAAGGATTCGTGTTACCGTTATTCCAGACTCTAATGATGTTGTTCCAGTTCGTAATCAGGTGTTAGAGATAGACGAAGTTAATAGTACTGTATCAGGAAGAGTTGATAGTGCTGCTACAAGTGGTACAGGATATACCACTACCACTACGACAAGTGGTGGTGTCACAACAACGACAACAACAGTATCAACTACATCATCAACACCATCAACATCGGCGTATTGATGAATGTCTAACGAGGAAAAGTCAAAACTTCAGACGAAGTTATCACCTTTAATAGAAGGTCAGGTTCCTGATTTTGTTCGGGACGATCATCCTTTATTTGTCGAGTTTTTAAAACAATACTATAAGTTTTTAGAAGCTGGTAAATTAACCATCACACCATTTACTGATTATTCTAGGACAGTAAATTATATTCGTCAAGAGACAAACACAGAACAATTTATTTTATTAGAGGATTCAATACTCGCTGATGCAAATAAAATTGTAACGGAGTCTGGTCTTGGATTCGATGATGGTTCTGTAGGTAAATTTACAAATGGTGAAACAATCACTGGAGATACATCAGGAGCAACTGCGACCATTCTTGTTGAGGATTCTGAGAACTCAATTCTTTATATATCCTCTCAACAAAAATTTATTACGGAAGAAACTATAACTGGTGGAACTTCTGGTGCTAGAGCAACCATAGGTGAGTATCGTGCGAATCCAGTTCAAAACATTCAACAGTTATTGGACTATGCAGATGTTGATAATACCATTTATGATTTTCTTGATCAGATGCGAGATTCTTTTATGGAATCAATACCATCTACTCTTGCAACCAATACTTCAAAAAGAAATCTTCTAAAAAATATTAAAGACCTTTATTCTGCAAAGGGAACATCAGAGGGTCATAAACTTTTCATGCGATTACTCTTGGGAGAAGATGCAGAAATAATTTATCCCAACGAATATATGATGAGGCCATCTGGTGGTGATTGGAAGTCTAGTCAGATTCTTAGAGCAACTGCACTTTCTGGTGCGAATGGTAATGAGGTTACTAATAATAAAATTACAGGTCAAACCTCTGGTGCGACTGCTGTTGTTATCAGTGCATTGACTATCACTCAAGGAACATCTTCCTTGACTGAGTTTGAGATATCAGATGTGGTCGGAACATTTACTGATGGTGAAACTATAAAAGGTCTTTCAAACGATTCTGATGTAGAGGTTTCTTTTACAGTCTCATCCATACTTGCTTCTGCAACCATAACAAATGATGGTGTTCTATACCATGTGAATGAATCAACGGTTGTAGAATCTTTAGGAAATGGTTTTGCAGCTGCTCAAATAACTGCGGTTAAAAGAGGTGGTGTATCAGATATAATTGTTGATGATGCTGGAACAGGATATGAAGTTGGTGATCCATTAGTTTTTACCAATCCATCAGCTGATACTGATGTAGAATCTCCAGAGGGTTATGTTAGTGTTGTTGGTGGTGGTGTCTTACAAGAAACAGGAACACTTGATGATTCGGATGTAACAACAGACACGATTATTTTAGAGGAAACTTCAACTGAGTCTATTGTCTTCCCTCAAATTATATTAGAGGGTGGAGCAGAAAGAGATGTATTTAGTGGTAATGGACTGACAAGAACTTTTAATATTAACAATACATCTACTCTAACTGATACTCTTACCTTGTTTATTGACGGTGTGAAAATCGAACAGACAGACAAGGCTGGTGACGCATACTGGAGTGTAGAGGACACTCCCTATCTGGTGTTAAATGGAACAGACAGTTCATCAACCGATGCAGGCGACAATATTTTATTAGAGGTTGACGATGCACCGCAAACTGGTTCGGTTATTACATTAGAACAACAAACAATAACATTCTCAGAACTTCCAATAGATCGAACTCCAAAGATAGGAGTAAACATAGAAGTTCGTGGAGACAACGTAAATCATCTTTTACTTGATGGCACTACCAGACGTTCTTTTATTATATTAGACGGAACAGATAATAGCGGAGGTGCGTTTGGTAATACGAGAAGTAACTTTGAAGAGAATCTTATTTTAAACCAAACTGATTCTAGTGGGTCAGATGAAGGCGACAATATTTTATTAGAAGATAGTGGTGATACTGATTTTGATAATGCTGGTGATTTTATTTTGTCTAATGGAGGTGAGGTATTACCCGATAAGTTTACTACATCATCCGATTTAATTGTTCTAGAGCATGGTTCTTTCAGTTCATCTGAAGCAAACTCAATAAGGAAGGCTTATGTAAGTAATAGTGGAACAGGATATACGGATCTCCCAACTGTTACCGTAACTTCAACATCTGGTAGTAGTGCTAAACTACTTGCATCCACAAGTGATATTGGTGCGATTGATGAGGTATCTATAACCGATGCTGGATTAAGTCTTTCATCATCTAATCCTCCAGACATTGTTCCAAGAGCCCACTTTATAGTTAAGGATGTTACAGGAACATTTGTTGCTGGTAATACTTTAACCACACATGAGGGAACAGTCAAGGGTTGGGATTCATCAACCAATGTATTGGATTTAGAGTTTGAAAATGTTGTACGAATAGATGGAGAACAACAGAGTGGTTCTGTCAATCAAGGTATTGCGTTTGAAGAAGGGACAAGAGATCTTAATACACATCAAAGTGGTATTGTCCATATAATTTTAGAGGACGCAATAGATGTAGCGGATACTTCAACGGACTCTATTATTCTTGATGCTACTGCGATAACTGAGTCTACACTGTTTGATGTAAATTCATATAAAACACGATTAAAAGTTAAGGTGGTTGAAAATACCTTACAAACAATTTCAGTTTCAACTGAGGATGCTGCTTTAGGGACAAAAATATTTTCTATTGATGGATCTTATAATGAAAAGGATTTCACTGCCGAACTACTACAATTAGAGAGGGGTAGAGTTTATTATTTTGATTTATCAGATACTTCATTATATAATGTAGACAGCACCAAAAATCATGAACTAGTGTTTGCAGAGTTGTCTAATAGATTGAAAGGTGATGGTTCTACAACAACATTTACACTTAAAAATTCTGTTATAGAAAAACCAGTTGCATTTGTAACTCAAAACAGCACATCATTTCCAGCAAATGTAAGAAGTCATTTTGATAATGTGACAGCATCTACTGGATACACAACAAGTGGTAACACAATTACATTTACGACAGCTCCAAGTTCGGGAAATCATGTTTTAATCTTTACAAAATATACAACTGGTGTAACGACCTCAGAGGATTATATTGAAATTGGTGGAGGAATTTATGATGACACAACTGAAGCTGGTCGTGCGTTCATTCAATTAGAGTTAGACTCTGAAGCACCAGACCTATACTATTACTGTGTTAATCATGGCCCAAGAATGGGTGGTAGAATAAGTTCATTAACAAAGGCTGATCTTATTGTTGGCGAGGGTTCTAAAGTTACACTCGATGGTGAAAGTATTGGCCCAAGTCCTCAAGGTATTTTATTAGAGAACGGTTCTCAAGACGTTGCTATTACTTACTCGTTACTTTTAGAGGCTGAGAGTGGAAGTATACTTCTTAATGGAACTGATTCTAATGGTTTGAATAATGGGGATAATATTATTCTTAATGAACCAACTAATCGTTCTGATCCCTTTAGTATTGTATTTGAAGATTCCTTTATACGAAGTGCAGAGGAATTATCAAATAAAATTTTAATAGATTTAAATGCAGAAGATAGAAGTAATCATGGAACTGCAATAGCACTTGAATCTGGAGAGGGTGATTCATTAATTCTTGAAGATCAATTTCTTAATGATTCTATCAGTAAAATTATAATGAATACCTCTTTATCGGACTATGATAGTACTTTAGATAATCTCGTAAAATTAGGAAAAGCAACCAAGAAGTCTGATGGTACTTTAGATTTTAGTGTTAAACTAGTTTTAGAAAATGGTAAAGAACCAATAGTATTAAACGGAACGGACGCATCTGGAGCTAATGCTGATGATTCAATATTATTTGAGGATGCAATCAATCAAGAGGACAGAGATTTTCATACTGATAACGCTATCGCACACCTTTTGGTTAATGAAGAATTTAGTTTTATCAATGATACAGAAGATGCTGGAGGAACCAGTGTTCTAATGACGGAAGAGACAGACAAAACAAATAATATTTTTAATATTATTTTGAATGGAACAGATGATTCTTCGTCAAATGCTGGAGATAATATATTAACAGAAATAGAAGGAGATGAGCTACGACAAGAAGAATTTTATTCTCTTGGTATGAGAGTTCCCACTTCTAAATTTGAACTTGAAGCTTTTGAATTAGAACCTATCCAACATGAAAATGAAAATATATTACTGGAATCAAATAGAACAAGTGATACGGAAATATTTTATGTTCTTTTGGATGGAACGGACAGTTCATCAACCAATGCAGGCAGTAAACTAATATCTGAAGCTTCTTCATTCTCACATGATTTTGCAACCATTGAACCCAGAATTATTTTAGATGGAACTGACTCCGATGGAAGTGATAGTAGAGGTGGATTATTATTTGAGAATGAAGACGTTAGTTTTGAAGAAATTGTTTTAAATGGTTCTGATAGTTCTTCAACGGATGCTGGAGATAATTTAGTATTAGAAACTGGAATAGATTTTAGTAATGGTAATGTTACTATTACGGACTCAGGGGGTGCATCTGCAACCATTGTTAAAGCAGACATCGCAACAGTTACCAGCGCAGTCAACACATCTTCTACCTCTGTAACTGGATACTCTGGCATAAGAAGTTTGATGGGTGAAGATTTAAACCGTATTCAAGATTCGTATTATTATCAGGATTATTCTTATGAGGTTCAAGTCGGTCAATCGTTATCAACTTATATTAATGAATTAAAGAAAGCGGTTCATCCCACAGGGTTCTTACCTTTTGGTAAGGTATCAATTGCATCTTCAATATCTGCAGCAATATCTACAACAGCTGCTGGTATTTCTGATTATACAGGTGACACTGATACATTCTCACCAGAACTCGCATCCGTTCTTCAAACACTGTTTAGTCAAACTGTACAAAGTAGATTACAAGTTACACCTACAACGTATGGTATAGGACAAAGTGATGATCAAATTGTATTAGAGAATGGTATAGCAGCTGGTGATAATCTTGTTCTTGATGCGAGTGCAGCATCAACTGATGAGGGTTCAAATATTTTATTAGAATTTAGAACCTCTGATCTTGATACCATAATGTTAGAAACAGACGAACAAGTTCTTTTAGAAACAGGTAGTTTCATTATACTAGAGGAATTTAGTGATGTTGGAATAGACCTTGAGGACGGAGCACTTGAAGCAATTCTTTATGAATCAGGTAGAGTAAGTTCAGAGACAACTAATTATGCCTATGATGGTGGTGGACGAGTTATGGCAGAATCGTCAAATGCTCCAAGTGCAGACGCAGACCGATTTCTAGTCAGAGAAATTACTACTAAGATTTCTACTGCACCAACTTCAAGAGCCTCCAGAAACCTTTTATTGCATCTTGCAAAATATCCTTTTGGTACTGTCGATTCGATTCAGTTGGAAACTTCAACCGCAAACCAGACATCGTTCCTTGCTCTTGACGGTGAGATACCACTCGCACAGGAAACAACCTTTATTATTCTGGAGTCTGGTGAGAATGTATTTTTAGAACAGCCTAGTGATGAGGGTCAACGTATAGTTGCAGAGATGGACACATGGGCATTTCCAATTGGATTTAAGGTAAGTGAAAATGAAAGGATTGTATTGGAATATGAAAATGAATTTGTAGAAACCATACCGTTATCAGAGATAGGTGATTTCAGATTTGAAGATATTCTTGCGATAGATAAAATTATAATGGATGAAAATCCTGTTGACCAAGATAATGCAAACGCAGTTGAGAACACTGGTATTCTCATGGAGAACTTTGGACAGATTCTTCTCAATGGAACAGATAGTTCATCAACCAATGCTGAAAGTTTTCTTGCACAGGAGACAACCAAGAACAATAGGTTTACATTAGAGGAATCTGGTTTACTTATTGTTGAAGAAAACTCTACTCACTCCATTATAGATAATCTTATATCAGAAAGTGCTCTTGAAGAAACTATAGTGCTAGAAGATTTTTTCAATTCAAGAAATACTTTTGGTATCAGGTTGGAACAAGATTCATATAATGAAGATGTGATTATATTAGATGGTACTGACTCTAGTTCTTTTGATGCGGGCGTTAAGTTAGAACTGGAAGAGTATTTTCAATCGGGACAAGAGACTAGACCGGCTAGAATACTCCTAGAAGATTTTGAGCACCTGATGATGGAAACTGGTGATTTTGTAGGAATGGAAAATGAAACTGTAACTGTTTTTACAGGAGACTTTAAGACATCTGCAATTCAACTAGAAACCACAAATATAATATCAAGTAAAGGTCAAATACCTCTGGGTAATTGGACACTAAATAGTTCAACGAGTCCAGTTGGATATCAACCAGTGGTTCACGCATCAGAGATTAAAGTTCGATCTACTGGTGAAATTGCGTTGGAGGACTCAACGGATACAACTCATGGGTTTTTGGTATTGAATGGAACAGATAGCTCATCAACAAATGCGGGCGATAACATAGATTGCGAAGGTGCAACAGGAATTACTGCATAACTTGTATAAATAAAAGAAGGTAAAAAAATGTCGGCAATTATCACAGAAAAATTCAGGCAACATAACGCAACGCAGTTTTTTGAGTCGTTTACAGAAGCCTCAAAAAGTACCTATTATCTTTTTATAGGTAAGGCAACTGCGTACACAACTGCAACTACGACAGGGAGTGATAGTTCACCCCCGACACCAGCAGACGCGGTTGGTGAGACAGAGTACTACGCATGGGATTCCATGTTAGCTGCAAAGAATATTGCATCATCTGACATAACCTATGCACTACCTCGTAGAAACTGGACTAACGGAACGACTTATGATATGTATAAACATGACATTAGTTCTTCCAGTACTTCTACATCAGGTGCATCAAACATATATGATTCCACATTTTACTTTCTAACTTCCGATAATAGAGTGTATAAAGTTCTAGACAATAACGCTGGAACTGCATATTCTGGTTCAGAACCGACATCTGAATCTACTTCTCCCTTTGCATTGGGTGGATATGTTTTGAAATATATGTACTCGATCACATCTTCGGAAGCTGCAAAATATCTTACATCAGATTTTATGCCAGTATCAACAGACAGTACGGTGAGTGCAGCTGCAACTGACGGAAAGATTGAATCTCTTTCAATAACCGCTGGTTCTGGTTATACAAACGGAACTTACTACGCAGCAGTTTATGGTGATGGTACAAGTGCTGGAACCTCTTCTGGTGCGATTGTAAGAATCACTGTAAGTGGTGGTTCGATTGCATCTTTTGGTTTGACTGCTGGAACGGATACAACTATTCATTCGGGTGGTGCTGCCTATACATACGGATCTGTAAATCTTGGTTCTAGTTATACTTTTTCTGATTCTGGTTTAAGTAGTTCAGCGTCAATGGGAAGTGGTACAGGTGGTGCAGTAGACGTAATTATCAGTCCCAAGAATGGACATGGTAATGATGCAGTCATAGAGTTAGGCGGACATTATGTAATGACTGCAACAACTCTGACACAAGCAGAGAACGATGATGTCACAACCGCAAATGATTTCAGACAGGTTGGTATTGTCGTTGACCCGACAACTTACGGAACGACAACAGTTGCAACAAGTTCAACCGCAAGACAAACTTTTATAGTTAAGATGTCATCCTCAAGTGGAACTTTTGAAGTGGATGAAAAAATATCACAGGCATCAACTGGTGCAATAGGAAAGGTTGTTGAGTGGGACAGTACGAGAAGCTTACTTTATTTTCAACAAGAACGGTTCGGAGACTTTGGAACAAACTCAACCACAGGAGACAACACCGCATTTAGTGGAGCAAACCTGATTACAGGTGCATCCTCTAGTGCAACAGGAACACCATCAACAACGACAGAAACGGTGACACTTCCAAATTCAAACACAGTATCTTTGACAACTGGATACGCTAATCCAGAGTTACAACCCGATAGTGGAAATATAATATATCTAGAAAATCGTAAACCGATATCTAGATCGTCAGACCAAACAGAAGATATTAAAGTTATAATCGAGTTCTAATATGACACTTAAAACAAATTTAGATACAGCACCATACTATGATGATTTTGACCCTGATGATAATTTTCATCGTATTCTTTTTAGGCCAGGTTACGCAATACAGTCTAGAGAGTTAACACAACTTCAATCTATTCTTCAAAGACAAATCGAACTTCATGGAAAACACATTTTTAAAAATGGTGCGATAGTTGTGCCTGGTGAGGTAACAGTTGACAACAGATATTATGGGATAAGACTTAAGACAACTTTTAATGGGGAAACAATCGATCCCTCACAATATTATAATGATGATACACCTGTTGTTATCACTGGTGATACTTCTGGGGTTGAGGCAGAGGTTGTCGGATACTCTGCAACTGGAGATCAAGCAGATGAACCAGTTCTTTATGTTACCATTACCAAAACTGGAAAGACCGCTGATGGTGACAGAAAATCTCCTAATTCATCAGTTGATTTTATAGACGGTGAAAAAATTACTGCTAACGCAGAAATTACACACACCACAGAATACAAAAAATTTGAATTTAGTGCTGAGGTTTTTCAACCAACTGGATTTGGAAGTGCAACCTCAGTAGGTACTGCGGTTAGTGTTAGTGCTGGAGTTTTTTACGCAAAAGGAACTTTTGTAGAAACAAAAAGACAGGATCTTATTGTATCATACAATGATCCATTTCCATCAAAATCTGTTGGGTTCAACATTATTGAAGAAATAGTAACTCCAGAAGAGGATACTAGTTTATTAGACAATTCAACTGGAACAACTAATTTTGCAGCTAAAGGTGCCCATAGATTAAAAATAAGACTTGAACTAGCAGCAAAAGATTTTGATGATACAGATGTTGATAATTTTATTGAATTGGTGAAAATAGACAATGGAATAATTTTAGAACAGATACAAGAAGACAAATACTCAATTATTGGCGATGCGATGGCGCAAAGAACATTTGAGGAATCTGGAAACTATCTTGTTAATCCTTTTAGAGTTGAGGTTGCAGAGGCAGTTGACAACGATGTACAAGGAGATATATTTTTAGGGGAATATGAGGGAAGAGAATTTACAGACGAATTTGTTAAAGCACAAGATGATTTTTTAACTTTAAAAATACAGCCAGGTATAGGTTATATTCAAGGATATCGGGTAGAGAGTCTTGGTCTTGTAAGAAAGGATCTTTTAAAAGCAAGAAACACCAAAGAACTTAATGGTGTTGGTACGAACCATGAAATAGGAAACTATCTTAGACTTACCAATGTGTATGGTTCACCTGATATTAGTGATGTCTCTGGTGAGACAACAGCATACAGACCGATATTATTGTGGGATAACAACCAATCATCCAGAGGAACAATTAGTGATGCTAATGCAGTTGGTGTTTTAAGACCTAGATCATTTGAACATGAAGCTGACGGTTCTGCAACTGGTACTGCGACTGCTGGTTCATCCTCTACTAACGATGATGGTGTTTATCGATTATATGCATTTGATGTTCGTAATTTTGTACGACTTACAATGACTGATACTCCAAATAGAAGTCTAAGTTCTGCATATTTCGCAACTGGTGGTGTCCGAGTTACAGGAGTTACCTCTGGTGCAACAGGATTTGTTTTTAATGATACTACTAGTTTTCCAGGCACCACTTTTACATCAGGAGCAACCATTTACTTAACAAATGTAATTGGTGAATTTGATGAGGGTGAAAAAATTAAAGCATCTGAGGATACAAATGCAGATTTAATTATGCAAAACTCTAGTGGTACAGATTTAACAATAGTTTCTATTATAAACAGTAGACTTAGTGATGCAAGAGCTGTGCAGATGCAAGAGTCTGACTCAGGACAACAATTTACCGCAGACATTGTACTGGAAAATCTTGAGGGTAATAGTACTTCAGTATTTTTGGAAGAAAGTGATGATTCTGAAAATGCAACTGGTGGAACACAAGAAAAGAAACAGATTGGTAAGGATGATGAAGCAACTGGAATCGAGTTAGAAGTACTTAAAGGTGCGAAGTTAAGAGATCCACAACTTCAACAATCTCTCTTCAAATTACCTAAAGATGCTATTAAAACATTACTGACACCAAAAAATAATGGTGCATCTGATACCGATTTAATTTTTAGAAGACAGTTTGTAGGAACAACCAGTGCTTCGGGTGCAGTATCTTTTTCAGCTGCTTCTGGAGAAATATTTGAAGCACACACAGAAAAAGATTATACCCTATCAGTCTTAACTGCTGGTAATGGTAGTGCATCTCAAGGAGATATTGTTAGTGTTGCGAGTACCATATCAGGAACAGGAACAAGCACAATAACAATAACAGACTCAACTAATCTTGGTGATTCTGCAAAGGTTAAAGTCATCGCAACGGTTAAAAAGACAGATGTTATTCAAGCAGTCAAGACTACAAACTTATCTAAACAATTAAAAGTTATCGCAAGTGATGCCGATGGAGCATTTGGAACTAGAGCAACGGATGATATTATATCATTAGGTAGAACTGATGTTTACAGAATACAAGCTATATATGATTCAGAAGATACTTCAACGGATGCTGTTGCACCAACACTTACTGTAAGTGACATATCAGGGACTTTTGAACGTGGAGAACAAATAAAAGGTGCGACCTCTGGTGCAAGAGGACGATTAATTACAACTTCAAGTCCACTGTCTTATACATTAACACTTGGAGATGGTGCTGACGATTTCGTGGTGGGAGAGACTATAAAGGGCACAGCATCAGGTGCGACTGCAACAATTGATACTGATGGTGTTACTGCTGGTAGTAAAATAGTAACAAATGATTTTGTATTTGATGACGGACAACGAAATAACTATTATGATATTTCAAGATTGGAGAGGAAAAAAGATCGTAACGCACCAAAGGGAAGAATGTTAGTAATTTATGATTACCTATCTCATGGTGCTGGTAGTTTCTTTTCAGTGGATTCTTACAGTGCTGTTTCTGAACAAATGACTTACGATGATATTCCTATATTTGTTCCAACTGTTACTGACCCCGATGATCCAGCTCCAGCATCAGAGTTTCCTTTATCGGATTGTTTAGATTTTCGTCCAACAGTGGAAAATATTGCTGGAACATCTGAAACAATAACAGATGTTGATCAGGTAACAGCAAATTCATTTGATTTTCGTTCTAGACAGTTTGACGGTACTGGTGCGGTTATTGTGGATACACCAAAACCAGATAGTCTTGTAACGACAGATATTGAATTTTATTTACCAAAGATAGCTTGTTTGTATTTAGATAAGAACGCAGATTTTATTCTAAGAGAGGGTGAACCTAATGAGAACTTAATACCACCTGCTCCAATATATGAAGCTATAAAAATTGCAGAATTTACATTGCCTGCATATACTTTTAGACCAACGGACGTTGGAATTTACTACGAGCCATATAAGCGATATCGAATGGAAGATATTGCTGCCTTAGAGGGTCGCATTGATTCTTTAGAATATTATACGTCCTTGACACTCTTAGAACAAGATGTGCGTTCATTAGAAGTACTTGACACAAATGGTCTTCCTAGATTTAAGTCTGGATTTGTAACGGACTCCTTTAACGGTCATGCAGTTGGAGATGTTAATCACATTGATTATGACTGTGCGATTGATAATATAGAAAGGGAACTTAGACCAAAAACAGTTGATAAAAGAGCTGGTCTAGAGGAATTTTTAACTACCGATGCAGCAAGAGAAGCTGCAGGATATAACAGAAAAGCAAGTATAATTACTTTACCTTATGATGAAACTGTTGCCATTAATAATTCATCTCAGGGGCCTGTTCTTTGCACCTCTGCTGGTCTTGTTGCAACTGATTTTGAGGGGGAATTAACTTTAACTCCAGACACAGATAACTGGTTTGAAACAGAGATTTTAAGTGAAACTCCTGTTTATGATACTGCTAGTTTTGATAAAACTAAAAAACAGGTTGATAAACATAACGCAAATTCAAAGTATGGTGGATGGAATGATGTTGGATCAGCAGTGCCAACAAATATAGGGTATGGATATAGTGCTCCAGGCGCTGGTGGTGTTCAGAATTATACTGGACGAGGTGGTTCTAACGGACATATTAATAGACACGATAGTAAAGGTAATCCAACTTCGGGTGATGTGTGGATATATGAGTTTAGATATACTCAAAAACAAAAAAGAACCAAAACACTTAAATCAATTAGTCATGATTGGACTTCCCCTGTAACAACAGATGTTCTTAGAAGCACATCGCAAATTAGATACATCCGTCCAATTAAAATTCAATTTGTTGCTGAAGGATTAGCACCTTTCACAAAACATTATATTTATTTTGGTGGGAGAGATGTTGGTAAATTTACTACCCCAGATTCTCTTGAATTTACAAGTGCGAGCAGTGTTAAAAAAGGTGCTCCACTAGTAGCTAATGGTGATCAGGAATTGAAAGGATTTTTTCTTGTACCTGATACCAGAGGACAAAAAAATAAAGACAAACCAAAATTTGAAACTGGAGAAATTAATTTTAAAATAACGTCTAGTCCAGACAATGATGATAAATTAACTTTTTCTTTTGCAGAGCATAGTTTCTATTCAATGGGTCAAAGACACTCATACGACAGAACAATAACATCAACGAAAACTCCCATAGTAAAAACGTATCAAGGAGCTCCACTGTATAGAAACGTATACAATCACAAGTATATGTGGGGTAATAGTCAAGTCCAGAAAAGATTTCCAGGCAGTGCGTGGGTTGATTGGGAAAGTGGTACATACACTGATGCAAGTGCTAAAGCTTGGGTTCAACAACTAATAAATGACGGTGTTTTAAAATATAGAGATGGAATGGATAAATTAGAGATTCAGCCAGGATATCGTACCGCATCGCCGGGCGATTACGAAAGAACTGCTGATGATACTCATAGTATTCCTAAAACTTATACATCTCCATTGATGCAATCTTTTGTCGTACAAGAAGAGGGTGGTATGTACATGACAGGGGTTAATTTAGCAGTTTGTAAAGTGAAAGGTAAAAATGTTTTTACTGTAGTGGATCTTGTAAGTTGTGAAAACGGAGTTCCGACTAACACTCGTATCCCTTATGCTAGAGCAATCAAAAGATTGAATCCGTCTGATGCTCATGAGGGAGGATTAACGGATGTTAGTCAGTATACAAAATTTGACTTTCAAGCACCTGTATATTTACAAGAAGGTGAAAAGTACGCTATAAGAATTACATCAAGGGCCCGTAGGGTAGAGTTTCAATATGGAGACACAACAAACGGTACTAACAAACATACATCTTTGGGAGCAATGTTTCCTGCTACCTCTATAACATCAGAAAGAAAAGAGGGGGTTGTCAATCATCATTTGATAATGCAAACACTTAAAGCAAGATTTAAAGCGGTAAGTGGAACGGTTACTTTACAAAACGAATCTGTAGGAGAAGAATATACTCAAGAGAATGGTGACACTGGATATGGTAAATTATTGATTAGTCCAAATCCAATAGAGATGACAAATAGTATTAAAAAAATAAAAGTTTATCATAGAGATCATGGTATGTATAATACATTAAATAATGTATTAATATCTGGTGTTACCTCTAGAGTTAGTACAACATTGGAAGGTAGTATATCGGATACCACAACAACTTTGGTTTTAGCATCGGATACAGGATTTACTTCTTCTTCAACCCATGTGGCTAGTGCTTCAACAGTTCGTTTAAAAATTGATAATGAACTATTTTCTGGAACTTTAAGTGGAAGAACATTTAGTGTATCTGGTAGAGGAAAGGTGGGGTACGGTGATATAAGTGGTGCGAGTGTTGCACATGGAGATGGTGCAACTGTTGAGCTGTATATGCTGTTTGGTGTTCCATTAAATGAAATTAATAAAGAACATAATCGTATTGCAGATATAGAGATGAACTCTTATACAGTATCTTTAACAACTGCTCCAACAATTACAGGTAGCGTTCCAACAGTTCGCACAGGTGGAACTGATGTTTATGCAAGTGAAAACTATAGGTTTGAAACTTTCAAAACTCATATACCTGTTATAGAGATGCCTGGAACTGCGGTAAGTCTTAAAGCTCGCACAACCACTGGTACAAGTCCAGGCGGTTCAGAAACACCTTTTGAAACACTTTCAACATCGGAATCGCTTCCTATTGCATTAAATAACAATTATGATTTAACTGATACTATGATTGTTGCGTCACCAGTAAATGAAAAAAATGAAATGGACAGTGCAAAATCATTGTTCATTGATCTTAAATTGTCTACCACAAATTTTAATTTGACTCCAATTGTGGATTTAACAACCGCATCAATATTTGCAATCGGAAATCGTTTAGGTAATGTCCAAAGTTCTGCTGATGTATATACTCCAACAGGACAAGCATCAAACTATAGAGATCACACAACACCAGCTGGAGATAGTTGCACTACATCTTATATAACTAAACCAGTGCAGTTAGAGACAGATGCAACCGCATTAAAAATGTTTCTAGATGTACATAAACCACCATCAGCAACAGTAAAAGTTTTATTTAGAACTTTACCAGTTGAAGGTGAGGACGATATAACTCAACTACCTTTTAAATTTTTTAACGGTACTGGACTACCCGATACTGGTGTCGCAACTAATGCTACAGATAGATATGATTTTATAGAGTATGGCTATACTGCTGGTAAAAACGATTTTGGGATTGGTAGTGAATTACAACCGTTCCAACAGTTTCAATTTAAGGTTGTGTTACAGGGAACGGACTCAGCAGAATGTCCTAGAATAATGAATCTAAGAGGAATAGCACTGGCAACATAAAATGGATAGAGAAAGATATTTAAAGGTAGAGGGTGATAGTAGTTTCGTAAGAGACAAAGAATCTAGTGCGATTGTTAATGTTGATAAGGGTGCATGGAGAGCTGCAAGAGAACGTGCAAATGCAGCACAAAGATCAAGAGATGAAATAAGAACTCAAGCAAGAGAAATAAATAACTTAAAATGTGAGATGCACGAAATAAAAGATATGTTACAAACTTTACTGGATAGATAAAAATGGCAATAACAGCATCATCAATAACAACGTCAAATACTCTAGAACAACTTAGGACGCAGTTCAATAATCTGGTTACAGATGTTGGTGGTCTTGAGTCTGGAACTCTTTCGTATGGTGCGTTAAGTGCAACAACTACAAACACAACTACATTAAACGTCCAAGAAGATGGTACGATTGTTTTTGAGGGTGCAACCGCTGACGCATTTGAAACCACTCTAACCGTAACAGACCCAACCGCAGATCGAACCATTACACTTCCAAATAGTACTGGTACAGTTATAACTGATGCGTCCGATCAAGCCACAACAACTCTTATGACTAATAAGACCAATCTTGCATCTGGTGATGTAGATGGAGATAATGATGTTCTGTTAATCGTAGATGCAAGTGCTGGAGTTTTCAAAAAACTCACACCAAATAATCTTGTGAGTTCTGCTGGTGGATTGACATCGGTAGCTGCAGATTCTACTCCACAGTTAGGTGGAGACTTGGATGTTGACGGAAGTAAAATTGTTTCAACATCAAATGCAAATGTAGAGATAGAACCCAATGGAACTGGTAATGTTCTTTTGGATACAGACTTAGTGGTTCTTGGAAGTGGAACAGAGGTTGGACACATTACAAGTAGTGGTGCTCAAGATTTTAAAATATCCACAAACTCAGATTCAAGTTCAGGCAATATTACCATTACTGATGGTTCTAATGGTAATATTACTTTAACACCCAACGGTACAGGAGATGTTGTACTATCTGCTGACAGTGTAACGGTTGGTGACAGTGGTGCAGCTGCAACTCTAACATCAAATGGTGCTGGAGCATTAACCATAACTACAGGTGGTGCATCCGATTTAGTATTAAATACCAACGCTGGAACAAATGCTGGAACGATGACTTTTACGGACGGTGCTAATGGTAACATCGCAATCGTCCCAAATGGTTCTGGTAAAATTCTTCTTGATGGTGACGGTTCTTCTGGTGGGGTATTGGTTAGTGATGGTCTTATAGATATGCTAACTGCAACTGGTTCTGTCTCTAAAATTAAATTTTACTGCGAATCAAGTAACGCACACGCACAGACACTACAGGCACAACCTCACTCAGCTTCGAGTAGTGCGGTGTTGACATTACCAGTTGAAACAGGAACATTGATTGGAACAGGAGACTCAGGAACAGTAACAGGCACAATGTTAGCAACGATTACCACCGCAAACAAGATAGGTCTTGCATCAATAGACATTGACGGTGGAACAGACATCGGTGCAGCTTTAACAACATCAGATTTAATAATTGTCGATGATGGAGCAGGGGGAACAAACCGAAAGGCAACTCTCGCAAGACTACTTACATTGACGGATGGTAATGCAACGGCACTTGCAATTGCATTAGGATAGGATTATAAATAGAGTAAACTAAGGAGAAAGAAAATGGCAGACGCAGCCTCAGTTTCAATTCAGGCAACCCTTTTACCAGATGAGATAGCATCAACCCTGTCTGGTTCAATATCGGTTTCACCTGATGACGCAAACGACAAATGGTACTATAAATTAACAAGTGTGACTACAACAAGTGCAGACTTAATTGCTGGGTATTTTTTAGATTACACCGCAGTAGATCAGGACACCGCACCAACAGCAGTTCACACAGCAGATAAAATAAAATTTTTGTTTATTCAGAATACAAGTTCTGCTGACGGTATTGTTATATGTTTGGATGGTGGAACTGCTGCTAACGATTTAGCAGACGGTATCTTTATTGGCCCATCAGAAACATTTTGTGCAAGACTACCAAACGTCACTGTTGCAAATCTTCATGCGATTTCCTCTGACATCGCTGATGCTGGTGATGCAAGTGCAAACGTAATTGTAGCTGCACTTATTGATGACGTTGCATAAGGAGTAGTCTAATGGCCAATACATTTAAGAACGAGGTATTTAACGGTTCTAATACAGCGGCAAGTACCGACATGAACGTATACACTGTTGCGGCAAGTACGACAACAGTTGTTATTGGTCTGGTATTGGCAAATACTTCTTCAAGTCAAATAACAGCATCGATTAAATTAAATGCTGGTTCGGTAGTATTTCTTGCGAAAGACATACCGATACCATCAGGTTCTTCATTTGAATACATGGGTGGAAATAAAATTGTAATGGAAGCTGGTAATAGTCTGATAGTCCAAGCGTCTGCGGCTAACAGTCTAGACACAGTTGCGAGTATCATGGAGATAACCTAATGGCATACTTGGGTAAACCAGCAGGAAATAGAGCAACAGGAACTTCTAAAGATTCTTTTAATGGAGATGGTTCTACGACTGCGTTTACGATGTCTAAATCAGTTCTACTTGTAACTGATATTGAGGTATTTGTAGATAACGTCCAACAAGAACCAACGACTGCATACACAGTCAGTGCAACAACTCTGACTTTTGATGAAGCTCCTCCAAATGGAACTGCAAACGTCTATGTTATACATCGTAGTGGTAACAACGACTCGATGACGGTTCAAAGTGGAATCACACCAACATTTCAAAATGTTATTATTGCAAATGACGGTACGATAGGTTCTGCATCTGATAATGATGCGATATCAATCAACTCAAGTGGTCGTGTTACACTAACCAATAATCTAACAATACCGAATGACGGCAACATAGGTTCAGTGGGTGACGCTGATGCGATTGCGATATCCTCTGCTGGTATTGCTACGTTTAGTGGTGGAATCAAAGTTGCAAATGATGGTAACATTGGTTCAGTGGGTGATGCAGATTCTATGGCAATCAGTTCTGGTGGTGTTGTCACGTTTAGTCAGATACCAACAAATGCAAACAATCCTGCTTTTAGCGTAAGATTAGGTTCAAATCAAGGTAGTATTTCTGATGTTACAGCCACAAAAATCGAACTTGATACAGTAGAGTTTGATGTTGGTAATTATTTTGATGAATCAACAAACTATAGATATACGCCTCAAATAGCAGGTTATTATTTTTTTACTGGAAAGGTTGACTTAGGTAGTTCGGTTGTAACCTCAGCAATTTATGCACAAGTAAATAAAAATGGTGACACCACACTTGTTGCTGGAGTGAGTAATAGTGTGTCTAGTAGTGAATTTCGAGATACCATTGCAGAGGTATCAGGCATTATTTACATGAATGGAAGTAGTGACTATGTTGAACTATTTGGTTATCTAAACACAGGTGGTAGTGCTGGTACTTTTCAAGGTGGCACAGGATATGCTAGTACCACGTTGCAGGGTTTTCTAGTGAATAGAACAGGATAGGAGTAAAATTATGGTAGGATATTACACAACACCCAATCAATTAAAAACGAAAATTAAAAAAGTACATTCGGATTTAACTGATGATGATATGAATCCCTTTAAAGGTGGAACTATCGTCTTACAAAATAATTCAGATGGTAAAGGTGACTTCATTGCAGAGTGGAATCATCCTTCACTATCAAAACCAACGCAATCACAGTTAGATTCAGCTTAAGGAATAGAATATGCCATATTTAGGAAGAGAAGGACAATTCGGAGTTAGAAACAGATTTCAGTATCTTGCGAGTGCTGGTGATACTTCTTTTAGCGGTGCTGATGCAAACGGAATAACAATGACATTTGATGATGGACTTTATGTTGATGTCTTTCTGAACGGTGTTAAGTTAAAGGCTGGTGAGGATTACAACACCAATACTGCAAACACAATTGCAGGCATTACTGCGTTGGACGCAAATGACGAAATAGAAGTTATTGCTTACGATGCGTTCTCTGCTGCAGATACAGTCAGTGCAGCTGATGGTGGTACGTTCTCTGGTAATGTTGCAATGAGTGGAACACTCAGCGTTACAGGTGCAACTACCGTTGGAGGAATACTTAAAACAGACGATACTACTGAAGCAACTAGTACGACTGATGGTTCATTACAAACTGATGGGGGGTTGTCTGTTGCAAAAGACGCAGTAATAGGTGACGATCTCAAATTATTATCGGATTCTTCAGTCGTTAGTCTTGGTGCAGATAGTGATGTAACCATTACGCATAATGCTGACGAAGGTATCACTTTAAATAGCAAAGACATTTCTGGCGTTAGTTCAATTAATGCTGGTCAAATTGGGGGAAGTCGCAATTACGTTTATAATGGTGATACTAGTTTGTGCCAAAGGTCTACTAGCGTTTCAGGAGTTGGAAGTGGTGATACAGGTTATCATGTACAGGACAGGTGGGGTTTTGTAGAAGCAGGTTCGCCTGCAACGGTTGTTACTATGTCCAGAGCTACTGAAGTGCCTAATGGTTTTCAATATTCTTTGAAATTAGATTGTACTACTGCTACTGGAACGGTAGGTTCAGACGATTTAGTGTTGTTGCAACAAATTTTTGAAGGGCAAGATTTATATGCGTGGAAAAAAGGCACAAGTGATGCTCTTCCAGTAACTTTATCATTTTCGGTAAATGCTACCAAAACAGGAACTTATATCGTTAATTTGTTTGATAATGATAATACTAGAGTTTGCAGTAAATCCTATACAGTCAGTTCTTCTGACACATGGGAGTATAAGACGATCACCTTTCCAGCCGATACTACAGGGGCTTTTGATAGAGATAATGCTGCAAGTCTTTATCTTTATTTTGGATTAGTGGCAGGGTCAAACTATACCTCTGGCACTTTACAAGAAACATGGGCAGCTAACGATAATACTAATAGATTTGTCGGTCAGGTTGATGCGTTTGATAACACAAGCAACAACTTTCATATCACTGGAATACAATTGGAATTGGGCGAAACAGCAAGTGCTTTCCAACAAGAAACCTATGGTGAAAATTTTTTACGGTGTGCAAGATATTATTTGCAAAGAGCAGCTAGTAGCGCAGCATTGTATGGGTCAAGTGTAGCAGGAGCAAGTGGTTTCAATTATTCAAATTGGCAATTTATTGTACCTATGAGAACTGCTCCTACAATGACAGGCCATACAGGTACGCAACAACAAATTAGTGTGCTTTCTGGCGGAGTATATAATTCAGCAGGAAGTTATGCGGTTTGGGGTGATGGTTCTACAGCAAGTGCGGAGTTATAACTATGAATGAAACAAAAATAAAAACAGGCACGTTTAAATATGTTAACGTGTATGGAACAAACGACAAAGACAGCATTACAATGACAATTGATGGTGTCAAATATGCAGTCCCTATTGATGAAGCGAATACTGATTATGCGATTATTAAACGATTAACAGAGGCAGGAACTATCACTATAGCGGATGCCGATTAATGGAAAACCAGATTAGGGAATAAGAAATGCCACTAAGTAGAATAAAATCACAAATGGAATCTAGTCAACTTAGGTTGGACTCTAGTGCTGCGTCTACTGATGTTAACGATAGAGTTCTTTTAAACGGTACAGACTCTTCTAGCACTGGTGATGGATATGCAGTTATATTAGAGGACGCAACCGCAAACGCATTTGATGGTGGTGTTTTCACATTTAGTCAAGCACCAATAAGTATTGCTAATCCAGCGTTTAGAGCAAGAATGTCTGCAGACCAGACTGGTATTTCTACTGGTACATACACAAAACTTGAGTTTGATAATGTACAGTTTGATACAACTGGTGATTATGATGGTTCAACAAATTATAGATTTACGCCTAGTGTATCAGGTTACTATCAGATTAATTTAATGGCAGGAGACAGGGTAAAAGGTTACACCCAGATTTATACTGCTATATACAAAAATGGTTCTATATATTCCTTCTCAGGTAATTATGTAAGTTCGGGTCATATAAGATATACCAGAATACAGACCTCAGCACTTGTACATTTGAATGGTACTGATTATGTAGAAGGGTTCTTTTACTTTACTCTTGCCAGTGGTACAGGAACAATAGATGGTGATCTAGGTGACGGAGCATATTTTGACGGTGTTTTAGTAAGTAGAACAGCATAGGAGTAAAATTATGGTAGGATATTATACAACACCCAATCAGCTAGGAGAAAAAATTAAAAAAATATATTCGGATTTAACTGACGATGATATGAATCCGATGCAAGGTGGAACGATCACGTTACAAAATAATTCGGATGGTAGAGGTGATTTCATTGCGAAATGGGAACACCCTACGTTGGCTAAACCAACACAGTCGCAGTTAGACGCAGTTTAAAATGCAATGGGTAGAGCAAGAGATTTTGCAGCAAGGGGAGAACAAGGACGGTCTGCACTAGTACTGGATGCAAGTGCTGCTGATACGGACGTTCATGAAAATATTCTTTTAGATGGAACAGATGCAGCCTCAAAAAATGCTGGTTTCAATATCATGCAAGAGGATTTTTCTACAGACGTTCCTTTAGACTCATTACCGCCTGGCAGTAGACCAATATTAAATGATGATTTGATTTGGTTTCATACTTGGTATGGTTCAGCTGGATCGCAAACTATAAGTGAAGCTACCACAACTAAATGCACTTTTGATGCCGTTAAATGGGATTGGCAGGGAAATGCAAATATGACTGCTGATCCTTCCCAATTTACCGTACCTGTATCTGGTTTTTATTATATTCGTTGTTCTGTATATCATAGTATTTCTGCCCATAACAGTATACTTATATACAGTTACATATACCCCAGATTAAATGGTTTTTCCTGTAGCATAGCAGACTATCGTAGTCATGGATATGGCGGTGGTTCGGGTTTTGCGTACCACAGCACTGGTACTAGAGAAGCTTCTGGGATTATTCAACTAAATAAAGGTGATACAATAGATACGGCTGTATATTTTTATAAAAATGCTGCTATGACTCATACAGCTTACACTTATAATGGTAGTTTTGATGGAATGACAGGGTGCTTATTACAAAGACTTGACGATTAATAAAGGAGAAAATAATGGCAATAAAATCAGGTGATGATATTTGTGGTGCAATTATTAAAATTCACAATAGTTTAAAACATGAGGATTTTGTTCCTCCACCAGCAGGGCCAGGTAAAGTTCTTTTACAGGACGATGGTGACGGCCCATATATTAAAGAATGGAATGTTGATTTATCAAAACCAACCCCAGAAGAAATAGAAGCAAAGTTGTAATACTATGGGTCGAGCATATCGATTAGCCACTAAAGGAAATAATGATGCACTAGTCTTGGATTCAAGTGCAGCAGATACCGATGTGGGCACAAACTTATTGCTCGATAGTACAGGTGGAACAAATGCCCACCCTACTGATGAGGGTGCTCATATTCTCATGGAGGATTTTGGAACGGAGACAGCACAAAGTAATTTACCATTTGCTGATCAAACTACTCCTGCCGAAGATCATGTTTCGTGGAATGTTTGGAGAACAACCCGACAAACTATTAGTACAAACACAGTGACAAAAATGACATTTGATTATGTTTACCATGATTGGATGGGTAACGCAAATGCAGCTGCCGATCCATCTAAAATAACAATCACTGTGCCAGGCATTTATTATTTAAGACACAATGCTTATTATTCAATTAGCGGTGGGGATGCAATTTCAATTTATGAGTATGCATATGTTCATGTAAATGGTTCGGCCCGTTTTTTAAACTATGCAACTTTAGGTTATGGTGGTGGTTCTGGTTATAACTATTCTAAACAGGGAACTAAAGTGACTGAAGGATTTACTCATCTTCATGAGGGAGATGAGGTAGAGTATAAGGTATTCTTTTATAGAACCGCTGGAACTTTGTATGCTGGTTTTACTGGAACCAACATATATGATGGCTGGAAAGCAGGTGGTGGAATGGGTCATCTGATAAAACGATTACCATATTAAGGAAACAATAATGTCAAGAGCCCGTCAATTAGTTGATAGAAGAAATTTTGATTCGTTAGTTATGGATGCAAGTGCAGCTAGCACCGATGTGAATGATACTCTTCTTTTAGACGGAACAGATAGTTCATCTACTGATGCTGGTTCTCGTATTCTCACAGAAGACTTTGGAACACACGTTCCATACGATTCTTTACCCGATGGTAATAGACAATTGACAGATGACGCAATTTATTTTGAAGTTGCTGGAGTTCCTACGGGCAGTGTTACAATTTCTCATAATACCGCAACTACACCTGACTATAATCGTATAATGAAAGATCATAATGGTAATGCAAACATAGCATCAGACTTGAATAAATTTACTTGTACTGTTGCTGGATTGTATTATTTAGAACATACAACTTACATTTATTTAACAGCTGGTCATGCTAGTATACTGACATACAATTATACTGGATTATACCTAAATGGGTCTACTATGGGTGTAAATTATAGGACTCAAGGATATTCTGGTGGTTCTGGTTATCAATGGCATATGGATGTTGGTACTAATCGTTTTCAAATAATTTGTCCATTAAGTGTAGGTGATTATATAGAACCATATATTTACATTTACAAAACTGGTGGAACAGTGACCAATTATTATCAAGCAAGAGGCAAATACCCAAACTTTAGGGGTTATCTAATCAAAAGATTTCCAAGTGCTTCTGCACCAACATAAGAAACGCATAATTATTTTTTTACCTAAATAGTAAAAAAGGGTACTAATTATGGCCATACCAACCACAAAAGCAACATTAAAAGATTACTGTCTTAGAAACTTGGGTTTCGGTGTTATCGACATTAATGTATCTGATGACCAAGTGGATGACCGCGTAGATGAAGCACTTCAGTATTTCATACAGTATCATTATGATGGTGTTGAGAGAATGTATCTTAAACATAAGATTACACAGGCAGAGATTGATAGAGCTGCAACCAACGATACTGCAACCGCAACTGACAAAGTAGATAATACAGTCAAAGCAGATTGGTTAGAAGGAAAAGGATTTATACCAGTTCCCGATGCTGTGGTATCAGTAACACAAGTATTTCCTTTTGATGATTCTTCAACAAACAATATGTTTGACATTCGGTATCAACTAAGATTGAATGACCTATATGATTTTTCTTCTACGTCAATCATTCATTATCAGATGACAATGCAACACATTGATTATCTTTCGCACATATTGACAGGGGAAGTACCTATACGATTTAATCAGCATCAAAACCGTTTGTACTTAGATATGGATTGGACAAATGATGTGAACGCAGATGACTTCATTATCATAGAGTGCTATCGTAAATTAGACCCAGACTCATACACAGACATTTATGATGACATATATCTGAAACGATATGCAACCGCACTGATAAAAAAACAGTGGGGTGCAAACCTTTCCAAGTTCAACGGTGTGCAAATGCTGGGTGGAGTAACCATGAACGGTGCAGATATTTTTTCACAAGCACAGGAAGAAATACAACGACTAGAGGAACAGATACAACTTGCATTTGAAACCCCAATAGATTATATGGTAGGATAACATGGCAGTCAATAGAGCCTTCCATACCAATAATGTATCTGCACTTACAGTAGAACAAAATCTGTATCGTGATTTAATTAAAGAGGCCATACAGATTTATGGTCACGATGTTTACTATGTGGATAGAACAACCGTTGCAATAGATAGTATTTTGGGTGAGGACTCACTTTCCAAATTCACTACGCAACACCCGATTGAAATGTACATTGAAGATGCAGAGGGTGGGTTTCAAGGTGAGAAAGAAATTATGTCGCAGTTTGGTTTGGAGAATAGAAACGAAATTACTTTTGTTGTATCCAAACAAAGATTTCAGCAGATGGATAGTCAGATTACCCTTGAAGATGGAACAGGTACAACTGGTGGTTCTGTTTTACTTGAGGCTGGTTCGATACCAAGATCTTCTTTGTCTGCGGTATTAGATACACCGACAAAAAGTTTTATAGAATTAAATGGAACGGACAGTTCAAGCACAAATGCTGGAGATCAAATTATACAAGAGAATGATGATACATCCTTTATTCTCTCAGAGGAAAGTGGTACAGAGTTTTATCTATTGACTGATACTGCAACAACAGACGCAGACAGACCACAGGAAGGCGATTTAGTTTATCACCCGACACTTTCCAGAATGTTTGAGGTTAGTTTTGTTGACCATGATGATCCATTTTATCAGCTCGACAACAATCCTGTATACAAATTACGATGCAAACAATACGAATACAGTCACGAAGAAATTGATACAGGTATTACTGAGATTGATGAAATTGAAGGTGACTTACAACAAGACGCACTTGAGCATCAATTTACTTTGGAACAATCAAGTGCAGTCAATGAGGACATTAGAATATTCCATTCTGCAAATGAACAAGGCCTGTTATTGTTAGATGGAACAGATAGTTCGTCTACCAACGCGAATGACAATGTAGTTATGGAAGATGATTCTACTTCTGTTGGTGAGAGTATACTACTTGAAGGTGGTGGTTCGGATACTGAGGACGCATCGTACTTGATACAAGAAGATATCATCACTGGTGATTATACCAGTGCTGGTTCACAAGATAAAACTGCACAAAATGAATTATTCGATTCTCTGGACGATAATGTTCTGGATTTTTCGGAGACTAATCCGTTTGGAGATGCTGGAGGCACATAATGTTAGGACAACAATTTTACCATGAAACAATGCGAAATGTAATTGTTGCATTTGGTACACTATTTAACAATATACACTTGGTTCGCAAAAACAATAGTGGAACTATCGTACAGACGATGAAAGTTCCCCTTGCGTATGGGCCAAGACAAAAGTGGTTACAACGAATAGATCAAGACCCAAGTCTTGATAATAAGGTTGCGATTACTTTACCAAGACTAGGATTTGAAATTCAAAACCTTTCTTATGATACGACACGAAAATTAAATCGCGTACAGAAGTTTAGAAAGGTTAAAGGTAGTGAAGGAGCAACTGGTAAATTAGACACACAGTATATGCCTGTTCCTTACAACTTGGATATCGAGTTGTACGCAATGGCCAAACAGTCTGATGATGCACTTCAGATTGTTGAGCAAATACTTCCATACTTCCAACCTGATTACACTTTGACAATTAAAGATATGACGGATATGGGAATCAAGAGGGATGTTCCGATTGTATTGAACAGTGTTAGTTACGAAGATAACTATCGTGGAGAGATGGCAGAAAGACGAGCAATCATATACACACTTAGTTTTACATCTAAGTTTTATTTGTATGGGCCTGTTACATCGCAAAGTGTTATCAAATCTGTTCAAGTTGATCAATATTCTGATTTACCATCAGCTGCACCTAAGAGGGAACAAAGATATACTGCAACCCCCAATCCAACAACATCAGACGCAGATGATGATTTTGGATTTAACGAAACAACATCTTTTTTTCAAGATGCAAAAGATTTCAATCCTGTTACTGGAGAGGATGAAACGGATAACAGTAGTGGTGTATAATAATGAAAGAAGTTGCAAACATTATTGATGAAGCTCTTGGTGTCATCGATCCTGTTGAAAAAGAGTTGTCGATTGCAAGTCACAAGACAGTTGTTCCAAGACCGTCTGACAATCTAGAAGATCTCGATGCAGACTACAAGTATCAACGAGAAAACTTTTACAATCTGATTGAAAGGGGGTCAGATGCAATCGAGGGTATTCTGGAGATTGCAAGAGAGTCAGACCACCCCAGAACCTACGAGGTAGCTGGTAATCTTATCAAACAGGTTGCAGAGGTCACAGAGAAACTTGGAGACTTGCAAGAAAAGATGAAACGACTCAAGGAGGTTCCCAACACCGCACCGAAAAATGTAACCAACGCACTGTTTGTTGGTTCAACCGCAGAGTTACAAAAAGTATTGAAGGATAAAAAATAGAGAGTTTAAAAATGCTCCAGAATGGAAATAACTATCTAGGTAATCCTAACCTAAAGAAAGCCAATGTATCTGTCGAGTGGACAGAGGAACAAGTTACAGAATATACAAAGTGCATGGATAACCCTCTGTACTTTATCGAAAACTACATACGAATTGTTTCTCTTGATGAGGGACTAGTGCCTTTTAAACTATATAATTTTCAAAAAGAAATGGTGGGTACGTTTCACAAAAACCGTTTTACAATCTGCAAACTTCCAAGACAGTCGGGTAAATCCACAACAATTATTGCGTATCTTTTGCACTATGTCTTATTCAATGGCAATGTTAATGTTGCGATACTTGCAAACAAAGCAGCGACCGCTAGGGACTTGTTAGGACGGTTACAACTCGCATATGAACACCTTCCTAAGTGGTTGCAACAGGGAGTGATGTCGTGGAACAAGGGGAGTTTAGAACTGGAGAACGGTTCAAAGATACTTGCATCGTCTACATCTGCAAGTGCAGTTCGTGGTGGCTCATACAATATTATATTCCTAGATGAGTTTGCATACGTTCCATCAAATGTTGCAGAGCAGTTTTTCAGTTCAGTATATCCTACAATATCATCTGGTAAAACAACAAAGGTTATGATTGTATCTACACCGCATGGTATGAATATGTTTTATAAACTCTGGACAGACGCAGAGAACGAAAGAAACACATACGTTCCGATTGAGGTGCATTGGAGTGAAGTGCCAGGCCGTGATGAGGAATGGAAAAAAGAAACGATCAAGAATACATCACAGTCACAGTTTAACACAGAGTTCGAGTGTGAGTTTCTTGGTTCGATTGATACACTGATTGCACCCTACAAACTAAAAACACTTGCATACCTTGACCCAGAAACTTCACACAAAGGATTAGATGTGTATGAGTCACCGCAGAAGGGACGGACATATTTGTTGACAGCTGACGTATCGAGGGGTACATCTAATGACTACTCTGCGTTTGTGGTATTTGATGTATCGGAAGTTCCGTATCGAATTGTTGCGAAGTACAGGGATAATGAGATAAAACCTCTTATCTTCCCTAGTAAGATATACGATGTCGCAAAAGCATACAACCAAGCGTTCGTTCTGGTTGAGGTTAACGATATCGGAGAACAGGTTGCAAACGCATTGCAATACGATATGGAGTATGACAATCTAATTATGGCCTCCATGCGTGGGCGCGCTGGTCAAGTTCTAGGTGGTGGATTCTCAGGGGGTAAGGCTCAGATGGGTGTACGAACCACAAAGGCGGTCAAGAAGATAGGGTGTTCTAATCTAAAACAATTAGTCGAGGATAATAAACTAATCGTAC